GCTGCACGTAATGCGTTAATTCTATCCTGCCCATTGCCATAGTCGCCGCGATAGACTGCTTCAGCTATAGTACTTAGGTCATCCTGCGATGCGTTTGGAGTTGTTTCGCCTTGAAGAATCTCATTGACACGCTGTTGTACTGCTACGTTGTCATATCCTGCTGCAGCTAATGCATTGATACGGTCTACACCGTTCCCAAATTCGCCGGCGATAACACGATAAGCAATAGCATCGATAGAGTAGTCAGTTGTTGCTACAACACCACCATACATTTCGTTAATGCGGGCTTGAACTGCGCTGTACATATCGCCTAATGCCGCACGTCTTGCATCACCATTGCCAAACTCACCGGCAATCGCTCTAAGTGCTAAGTCTTCAACATCTCCACCAACTGGTTGAGTTGATTGCGGAGAACTAACTGCACCACCTGCCATAGCCGCACGAATATCATTTTCGATAACATGATTGACCTGCATAGCGTGAATCGTAGGACCAGGACAATTTGTAGCTACAAACATGCAATGCTCTGTCAATGTTGCAGATGGCGTTCCATCATAATAAGGATAGATTCCATATCGATTACAAATGTCAGCACACAAACGAATTAAAGAAGCATATGCAGCTTGACTGATTGGCCAGTCACCACCGCTCTCGCTATTTGCTACTTCAATAGTGATTGCTCTGTCGTCATTTTCCCAGTTGGCAGATGTCCACGGATGATCTTCTTCTTCGACATAACATGCAATTCGGCCATCTGATCCGATCCCATAATTAGACGATGCCTGTTTGTTTGGATTTAAAAAGACGTTGCCACACGTCTCAATCGAAAGATTACCAGCCATGTGATGGATGGTGATCTTTGAAATTGGATTTAATCGTGAGCCTGAATGATTAGGACTCATGATAGCCACGCTTGTTAATGGTGAATATGTCATGTTTACTCCTCCTCTTTCTCTGCTCTGTTGTTTGTTAATTCTTCTTGTTGCTCTGCTGTTAAAGCTAAATCTTCATTCATTTTACTTTCCTCTTTCTTTCTATCTAAAAAGGCACTCTTTCGAGCGCCTTAATAGCAATATTTATATTTTCTTCCAGCCTAAACCTGTAGGCTCTCTTGTGTTTTTATCCCATGTACATTCGTAAATGCCACCTTGATAGATAACTTTATCTCCCTTGTTATACTCTTTGCCTTTTTCCCACTCTAAATAAGTAGGCTTATTCTCTTTTGTAATTTCTTTATACAAGGCAATTTCTTTATCAGGTGTTTTATTTGATTGTGATACGTGGTCTATGATTGTTTCATACGGTTTTCCTTTGTATTTAAACCTCTCGCCTTTTCGATAGGGAAATTTAAAACCGTTCCACGCTTCTAATTCATCGCATAGGCGAATTACATCTTCAGGGCTTGCATGGTTCATGCCAACAAGAAACACGTTTCGTTGTAACTCTAATTTTGCTCGCAACTGTGCCAGTTCCATCTCTGTCGCTGGAATTTCTTCAAAGTCGAAACGAATAGATACGTTGTTTTCATCAACCATCTTAGTTTCAAAACCCAACATCTTTACCGTTTCGAATTGATATAAAACATTTTCTTTGCCTGTGCTAGAATCAATAATTTTAGCATTAGAAACGTTGTTTTTACTCATGATAACTGCTGTATCGTAGACTTTATTGAAGGGGATTATCATTTCAAAACTATCTTTTTGATATGAATTGATTTTGAAATTTATACCATCTTTTAATTTAATTTCCATTTTCTTATCTCACTTTCTTATGAAACTCTACGCCATATATTTATGGCGTAGTATGGTGGTAATGTACTTGCTTCGGCTGTTTGGCCAACAACCGCCGTGAAGTGATTCCATGAACTAAAACTTATGTTAGAACTAGCAACAACATATGTCGCACCACCTAAAGCTCCGATGTATGTATCATTCACCGCTTTATAACCTATAGTGCCAGGGTTGTTATTCACCGCACCAATTGCGGCGGACAAGTTTCCATTACGCCCATCTCTTTGCCCATGTGCATGTGTAGCACTGCCACCCTGTGACTTGATAGGCGTATCTTCACTCGCACCAATTAGAAATCTATCGTTTATCTTCTCCCATTTACCACCAAGAATGATGTTTGGATCATAGTCCTTATTCTCATTCATGAGGATTGACCCAATCGGATAGAAAAAATCAATCAAACGCTTTGTTTTGAAGTAGTAATCATCAGCGACAACTGATCCGTTAATACACACTTCTTTTTCTAACACAGACATGACCGGTTTACTCGCACCCAATGAGTATTCAACAGTTATTTTCTGTCCAAATACATCTGTAACAGTAACTGCATACTTGTATGCATTTTTTGGATCAGCACCGTTGATTGCTTTTGATGTATTCCATTTGTTGCCGTTATATGCTGGTGTTGCATCACCTGTAGCTGCTCCACTGATAGCGATTGTAATCGCATTGGTCGTATTCCCGATCGTGCCATTATAGTAGATACCATCCGCTGCCAATGTCGCATTACTGGACGTCTGTGTGGTTCTCTGTACAACTACGTTCAATATGTTTGGTGGTGAGTACGCTTTAAAAGTACCTTTTGCTTCCCACTTGCCATCAGTATTTCTGCTATCAGTTGCTAATACCATATAATCCGCATTCGTCAGATTTGTAATGGTCGCTTCCCCAGTGTATACCCCGCTTGACTGTTTAGTAACCGTAATGGTTGTACTTCTGCCGCCAGCGTATGCTTTGACTGCCTTGATGTCCGCCCAGTTTTTCGGTGTAACTGTAACACTGATCTTCTTTTTACCAATAATTGCTACCGTTTCAAGTGCGCCAACATTCCTGCCGGTGATTCCCACTTCCGTTACGGTCACCTGCACGTCTGGAGCAGAGATAAAATTGTACGAATGCGAATATGTATTTGACGTGCCTATCTTCGTTGCATAATCGCTTGTATAGGTTTCAAGCACTACGTTATAGGTCAATGTACCATGCGTATTAACAAACCCACGTACAATGTTCTTCTCCGATTCACTAAACGTAACACTTGCACCACTTTCATATCCCTGTATCGTTTTTAGAGTTTTACCACCATCGATTTTGATAGCCAACTTCTCCCTAAAAGAACCGCTCTTGCGATTATATGTCACTCTAATCGCGTCGTCCCAGTTGTTTCCAAAGGTTATTCCTGTAACTTCACTTGCACGTGGAATCGTCGTTAACGCGACATACCCGCCTGTATTGACAAAGCACGTTTCAGGCATCCAGTTCAAAGATGATTCTTTGACCCACTCAATACCACCATACCCCAGCAACGAACCATCACCGTTGTGTGTGATAGTAATGCTACCTGATACATTTATAGTCTGGTATCCAGCAAGACTTGTTACCACTGTATCTGCACTGAGGTACACTTCGCCTTGTCTATTATCGTGCCAGTATAGTCTGATTACGCCTTGCCCATTACCATATGTGTCAAACAATGTTGCCCTATCAGGGTTATAGATATAGCCACTCATATGGATTACTGAAGTGTTATTTGTTGCATTAGCACTATCTTCATACCACTCCACATGTAGATTCATTCTACCTCTGCCCGCTGGCGGAATGACTTGCAAATCACCTGTATATGCCATGACTATTCACCCCCGATCCAGTACCAATCGGTACTTGCTACCATCTTACCTGTTGTTATTTCCTTATGTTGGCCACGTTGTATCAAATGTGCACCCATCTGAACATCACCCGTTACCTTTAATGCTTGCATGGTCGCAGCATTGGCCGTAAAGGATGCAACTTCTTTTCCAGCCACAAAGATATGCTGGCCGTCAGCGGCCATCAAAGTTTCTGTATCACCATGCGCAATGTTTTTCCAGCGCGTCCCATCCGGTGTATTCTCAATCAGACTTGTGATCTTCTCTACGCCATTTTCGATATCAGTGAATCTTGTAGCAACGTTTCCATTAGCAACTTCAAAGTCTGTCTTTGTCACATATTCGTTTTTGATACGTTGCGTTTCATCTGCTATCCGGTTATCAATCAATGTCTGTGCATTCTGAACTACAAGATTGATTTTTCCGTCAGTATCTGAAATATTTGTCGATAGGGTTTGAATGGTCGTAAACATTTTATTGATCTGATCGTTACGCCATTCAGTGCTATATTCGACTGAACCGTCAGAATAGGAAAGTTTGTGACGACTCCACATATATTTCCCGATTACCATGTCCGGCTCTGTATCAGACCATTCACCATTCTCGACATTCTCTGCAGATGTCGATAAATAGTATTGCGTACTTTGATGCATTCTGCGCGGTCTTTTTTCAACTAGGTAAAACGATGTAGTGCTGCCATCTGAATAGGTATGCGTCACCATAGTCCAGATATACTCTTTCGAGAAAGTTGGTTTTGTATCCAACCATTCTCCCGCAGGTGTATTATTACCATCATCGCTTAATTGATATTTTTGTGTAGTTGAGATGATTTTTAACTGTACGGCGTCCTTACCGTTTTTTGTAAAACCAATTGTTAGTTCATATGACCCAACAACTACTTCATTTACACCAATTGCATCAAAACGTATGATTGTTTTACCAGATACCGTTAATTCGATATTTGGGCCATCTTTGACGTACGTACCATCTCGATAAATCATGATGCGGTATTTATCAGTAACATCAGTCTGTCCATCAAGTAACCTTGCTGTCAGAGTGGTTTTTTTATTTTCATCAGACTCGTTAAAAATGGTGCCGTTCGATGACGACACCAGTATTGCTATATTTTTATTAGCATCAATGAGAGCCTGTACTTGTTTTAAAACGTCATTACTGATTTTCGCACTTATTTCAGTAAAGTTATCGAATACGGTTTTACTGTTGCGTACATCAGTCGTACAGATTTGCTGCTCAATGATACGAGCACGAATATACTGCACGCTGTTAAATCCTTTATCTTCAATCGTGTAGGTATCACCGATTTCGCCGTCAACATATCCATCAATCGTATAACTCACCTTTGGCGTACAATTCTTTTTTAGTTCGGCTAATGCATTGCCATATAGTGCCTCAACTGTTGCATAATCTGTACTCCAACTTTTAACGATATACTTTGCATGCATACTCTTAAGATGGTTCGGAAAACTGTTCATTGCCGTCTGTGCGTAAATGATGTTACTGCCCGTAGGCTTTATAAACATGTTTCCTGCACCATCCTTTTCAGTTTTTTCAGCCATACCTATAAGATTCAATCCGTCTTTTCCGGTTGGGAATATGGCCGTATATAAGTCTTTAATATCGACCGTGCGATTAATAGTGAACAAATCTCTAAGCACGATTGCACTATGATCTGTCCCGATTCCTTGTACAGTATCGCTGTGTTTCCGATACACGTTAAGTGTTATCTCTTTCAAAGAATAATCATCATTGAGATTAGTAATGAATTCAATCTCAGCATCAAATTTAGTAGCAAGAGAAAACAGTCTTGCAAGCAACGTACTTTCTCCATCCCAATCAAGTTTTCGACTCCGGTCACTGATTTCATTGATTCCTAACTTGACGACGTTATCACTATCGAATTTGGCAAGATACTCTTTGAATGAATATGCTTTATCCGCTTTGTATTCAGAAATTGTATTGCCAGATAACTGCAGAGACAAGCCATAGGCCACAACATTTAATTCTCTGTTATCTCCATCTACGGATATGATGTTTAGATAATATTCTTTATCCTTGTATTTAAATCCAAGTTTATTTCCAGCAACAATATATTTGCTGTCAGCCATATCCGCATATATCTTAAATTCAAATGTATATTGAGAACCAGCAAGATATGTATGCAAAGTATCATCATAATAATGTAATGCTTCCGGTATGTCGTTATCGATATGCGCTACAACTCTATCAAATGGGTTTAATATTGCTATGCGCATATTTATAACCACCTTTCTCTATATCTCACCGTGATCTCCATATCACTATTTGACCACAATGAATCGCCAAACTGTATCTTGGACTGTCCTGGCGAAACTTTAAAATACTTTGTACCCAATATTTCGTCTTGCGGCGTATAAACACCGTTGACATAATATTTCCCATTTAAGACAGCGCAAACATCGCCAGCATGATAACGATTTGGTATGGTTGTAAAAGTATTTGTGCGATTATCAATAATCTGCAGGGTTTTAACATACAGTCGGCTCACAAGATCATGAGATCGGTTATTCGTTGCGCCTATTTGTGCAAGATAAATTGTTACATACTTGGCTTTCTTGCTAACTAGTGTAGGATCATACATGCTATATTTCTCACCTTGAATCAAGAAATCAATATATCCTTTATTAAAAGTGATACTGATATTTCCTTTATCTTGATTCGTAATAGATGTGTAACTTGGTTCAAAGTTCAGTTGCTTCGTTACACTATCCGTCTGCATGTATATATCAGCGATATTGTTGGAAGGATTATATTTCTGAAGATGTATTGCACATAGCCGCTTCTTTTCTTCATCACCGATTGCAATTTGGATCATACCCTTTTGACTGATCAGATATGTCTCAAACCAAATCTTTGAATTAACGGTTAAATTGTTTGTTGGTGTAACAATTGTAAAAGTACGACTTGCACCGTGCCACCAATCCCCCGTACCTATATCATCAAGCGATAAATACTTGCCTTCTGCGCTTGTGGTTGTACCATTTTGCACAAGGTTTATACAACCGTCATTCAATATCATATTAGACATATCACTTGCCTGCTTGTAGTCTGCAAGCATAACCGCTCTTTCCTCTGTATGCTCGCTTGGCTTTTCAAGAGTACCAAATTGCATTGCTCCGTTCTGACTAACGATTGATAGATATCCTGTTTCGCCTTTATGCCTGATTTCAAACTCCGGAAGCAATTCATAATTTCCTTTGTTATCGATAGTTGCTTCATATATTCCATTTACGTTTTTTACCGCCGAAACTTCTTTGATTGTCGTAGCATATTTAAATGGATCTGGACAATAGATTTCAAACGAGGAAACAATACTTTTGTGTCCTTCAGGAACATTATCATTACCAACTTTTGAGCCAACAAAATATTTATCCGGTTCATCACCAAATATCACCTGTACATTTTCTTTTGATAAACATGCATTTAATTTATTAAAAGCATCTCGAAACTCTTCAGGTGTATTTGCAATCAATTGATACTTGACCCTTATAGTTCTTGCAGGATAGCGTCTTCCGTAATAGTGACTACCATCTACCCCCGTGATTTCCTTTGTCATAATCTCTGGAGAAAACAGTTCTCTGCCCTCTATGGATAACGTTGTATAATCAGGTATTATTTGCTCTAATATTATGCCGTCATATTTTAAATATTCGGAGAGCAGTAATGTGCTGCTCTCCTTTGAATCTATATCTTTAAAGTTATACATTATTCACCTCTCAGACGTTTATCAAGTTCTTCTTTATCTTTCAAAGCATCTTGTGTGTATTCTGCAGTTACTCTTGCAAATTCCTTACCATCAATCTGTACAGGTACGATGATTGTTTGTGTACTATTCATGGTGTATTCCGCTGTTTCATCAAGTGCGGCATTCATATTTAAGGGCTTAATGCTTCTGCCTACTCCTGCAAATGCAAGATCATAACTGTTACCCATCATGCTTGCAAGCATGTCTCCCATACTTGATACGCGTGATTTGACTGCACTAAACGCTGTAGATAAACCTTTGTCCAAGCCACTCATGATTGCTTGACCTGCAGGAATCAGCAATCGTTTATCATAGCTTAACGGACCTTTATGTTCGGCAATCCATGATCCGATTCCGCCGACAAAGTCTTTCACGCTGTCAAAAGCAGATTTAAGTCCGTTCAAGAAACCATCGATGATAGCTTTACCGGCGGCCCATAGATCAATCTTCGATACTTCTGAAATAATGTTTTTTCCTAAGTCAAAGAATGCTGTTAAGACAAGAGGAATCGCCTTTCCAATACCAACGAGCAGTTTTTGGATTAGCTGTCCGCCTTTTTCTACAATTGTCGGAAACGATTGTATGAGTCCTGTTGCAAGAGATTTAATAATCTTCAATGCCGCATCAATGATTTCAGGAAGATGGTCGATGATGCCATCTACAAATTTCAATATTGCATCAAATGCGGTTGCAGCAATTTCAGGTAGATTATTTCCAATACCTTGTGCAAGCGCCGCAATCAAATTCAATCCAGATACAATAATTTCCGGAAGCACCGATGCAAGCCCTAATACGAACTGATTAATAACCGCTACTGCGCTATCAATCAAAAAAGGTGCATTTTTTGCAAGACTGTCAACAAGCGTTGTGATGATTTCAGCGCCACCTGTCAAAATACTTGGCATCAATACTGCAATGCCCTCTAGTATTTTTTGTATCATGACAGTCCCACTGTTTACTAACAGAGGAATTTGTGACGTGATACTGCTAACAAACCCAGTAATCATCTCCGGTCCTTTTTGAATGACCATATTGATAATGCTGTTAATCTGACTGCCGTAAGTATGATACAGCACACCTAAGCCTGCAATGACTGCCGCAATCATGGCAGCAGGCATAACAGCCTTAAGTCCCATTTGCATTAAGGTTCCAAGTCCGCTTGTAACTTTTCCACCAACGCTGAGTATCTTTTCACCGATTGCTCCTGTTATATTCGCTATCTTACCAATAAATGATTTTTTAATCTTATTAGTTATTCCGGATATTTTAGAAGATGCTCCACTCGCAAGTTCATTAAAACTTGACCAAAAATTTTGGCCAATACTTCCTGGATTGATTGCCCCAGTTATTAATTGAAATTTAGTTATACCTTTGGTCGCGACCGTCATTGCTTTAGAACCAAATGACATTGCGCCAGACGAAAGTGCTTTAAAACCACCGCTCATTGCTGAAAACGCACCTGATGCAGCATTTGACACAGCACTAAACGTTTGAGGATTCAGAACCTTTGATGCAGCCATATTCGCAAATGCTGCACCGCCGACAGCCCCAAGCGCTTTAATTGGACCGGGCAATTCATTGGCCATATTCAGCAATTCACCAAGTACGCCAGTCAAGCCACCACTATCAAATGCCGCCGTCAAACGATCAATAGAATTTGCAAGAGTGTCTGTTAAATCAACAACCCTCTTGATTCCCTCTTCTGAAAGTTTTTGATAGACGGGTAGCAATTTATTACTGATTGTTTCCGTCAAGCCGTCCATCGCTTGCCCAATTGTTTTATACTGTGTTGCCATTTCAGCAAACTCAGTACCGGCGCCGGCGGTCTGCTTGATCGCATCAAAAAAATCTTGTGTCTTAACTTTGCCGTCTTGAACCGCCGAAACAAGTTGTGCCGTGGACATTCCCATTGTTTTCGCAACAGCAGCAATACCTGCAGGTGTCTGTTCCAGCATCAATTTAAAGTCCATCCATGCTATCTTAGGCTTAGCGGCCATCTGTACTGCCTGCGTGGATAGTGTTTTCATTGCCTGCTTTGGCTCGCTTGAAGCGGCTGCCAAACCACCGAATGCCTTTACCAGATCTTGCGCAGAGTCAATACCGACTGCATCTAATTGTGCGAAAGTGCTTGCCATATCAGATGAGCTGTAGATGGTTGTTTCCGCAAATGATTGCAGTTCCTTTTTAATGGCCTTTATTTCATCTTCGGCATGACCGTTAATCTGCATATTTTTTTCAAATGTTTGCCACGCTTTTGAGGCATCATCAAGTTCGCCGACCATTCCGCCTATGCCGCTTGAAATTGCTTCAAATGCTTTTTGACCAATACCTATTAATACGCCAAAGCCAAGTCCGCTCGATACTTTCGATTGAAATGAATCCAGCATATTGTCGGCTTTGCTAAACGCCTTTGAAAAACCCTTATCTTCAGCAGAGAGTATAGCTTTTACAGATTTTGATTGTGCCATTACTTCTCTCCCTTCTTAAGCAATGCGCCTATACCTTCAAATTTCTTACTATGTGATGTCGTTTTAGGTGATTGCTTATTATTTGCCTTTTCCAACCATTTTTCATAGTCAAAGAATTTCTTGAACGTATTGTAGATTGGTTTCAGGTAGCGCCCTGATCTCTTTTTCCCTTGTGCCAAGAAGTTTAAATATGCCTGTTCATGACGAGCATACTCTTCATCAACCATACGTAATCGTAGGGCTTTCATCATTCTTTCGTATTCCGGAAAAGTGAGCATACGAATTTGCTCGTCTGACACAAAATTAAAATATCGATAGCAATTAATCGCTATTTGTTCATATAACTTCTCCGGAGTTACTCTGCCTTCACTCCATCCATAATCTTTTCGAGCGCTTCTTTCCGTTTCTTCTCTTCCTCTTCCTGCTCCTGTACAACTTTCAACATCTTCTTTGTCAAGTGGCTTGTACAGTTGCTCTCTGATAAAAAATCGAGTACCTTTTGGAACAGCCCTTCAATATCATCTACCTCTTCAATATACGCACCAATTTCTGCCATTGTTAATTTAGGTTCATTGATGCACGCTGTATATAGTACCCTTTGTAATGAAATAGGATTGCGGTCAATCAGACCTGCAATTTGATACTGTAGGCCGATCTTATCAGCCTGCTTGGAACCCGGAATATCCCTTGTGTATGTTTCATTAATATCGACTAAAAAGCCCATACCAAAGCGAAATGTGTATACCTGATGCTTTATTTCAAGTTCTAAATTCATAACCTCTCCTTTTCCTTTTTATAAAAAACCGAGGCAAGGGAGTATTACCCTTGCCTAACATTCGATTATCCGCCTGTCTTATTTGTATCTTGGAAAACATAATCGGCGATAGCCTCTTGCTGAGCGCTCAGAGTTGCCTTGCCTGTAGCACCTTTGCCATTAATACCGAAGGTCAAAGAAATCTCAACAAAATCTTCCGCATTCGCAGTTACTTCAAAAGATGTCAGATATCCTTGATAGTACGTCGCATCGCATTTATTATCAGAAGTCTTAGTTGATCTATCTACTTCCCAAATTTCCATTAACTTTCCGCCAAGACATGCTTTTTCAAGTTCCTTGACAGTCTCATCTCCTTTAGAAAAAATTGATGTAGATGTAATTTCAATCTCAGGTGTTCCCGGTGTACGGATTGCACCGTCTTTTGTTGTGGTACTATCTGCATCAGCAGAAATTGTTTTTCCGTTTTCTGTTACAAAGGCAAGATTTGTCCCTGCTTTAGTAGCCGCATCAGCAAGCACACGATACAAATAAACATATTGTTTACCGGATACCGCTTCTGCAAAACGCTGTAAATTAAATATCTTTTTAAGCATTTTCAATTGCTCCTTTCATTTTAAAATCGATTTCCAACACTCCATGCATCAATGGTGTATTGGTCGTTGTGTCTGGTATGACATCTTGGTCTATACCATCTACCATCCATGCAAATGTCTTTGTATGTTCTAAGGATCTACATACCTTCTTGATTTCAGACAGTATCGATGACATCATTCCGCGTTGTCTTGGATTGTTATGCCAAACATGGATGGTCTGAATAACCGTACATAGCAACTGTGTTTTATTACCGTGATCATCTGTCATTACGCTATTTCCGATATAAACAAAAGGATATGGTGTATTATCTGGCGGAAGGCCACTATCATACACATCATATCCTTTGGCTTCGATTGCTTTCTTCAAAGCGATAAATAACTCTTGCTGTGGATCCATAATGTCCTCCTACCTTTTATTTAACCAAATCCTCTATATCTTTGATAAATATGGGTGCCTGCTTCTCAAATGCCGGATTTACAAATGGCTCCGCTTCCATAAAACGTGTTCCATACTCAACATATGGGTCATAGTTCATCTTCGGCTCCACCTCGACAGTCATACCGTTATCCACCACAAGTGGCTTGATTGATCGTGCGGTATTACCCTGCGAATATCCTTTCGTAAAGGCTGACGTCGTTTTACGTTGCATCTTCTCAGACAGTTCAGCTCCGTTCTTACTGACAACGTTTTTTACATCTGACAGATTCATGCTTTTCTTGATCGTTGCTCTAAGTTCATTCAGACCGGAAAATTTAACACGTACTTTGGTCATTGGATCTCCGATACAATAAACGTCTGTTTAATTCCCAATGTTCTCTCTGAATCAACACGATAATATTTACCATTGAACTTAATACGATCAAATGCCCCATCAAATACGTTTTGTATTTGAATCGTAAGAGACTGCTGTTTAATATTGCCATAGACAAGTTGTTTAGTGTCATCTGATGTATTCATGATACTTGCCCAATCAAGTGTTGAAACAGTGACTACTTCATCATCATAATTACCCGTTTCTTCATTCAGCTTACCTGGATTAAGTTTTTCAAAATAGATTTCTTTGTCGTATCTCATATAAATTTAACCCTCGTTTTGTTATCTGAATTCTGATCGTTTGTTGCAAGATATTTTGCAATATCATCAGAGTACTGTTCAAAATCACTATCAGGAAATGATATGGATTGCCCTTCGACAGAATGGCTTTTAAAGCCCTCTGAGCCAATGCGATTGTAACGAATGATAGAAACCTCAACCACGACATATAGCAGCCTTTCAGGCACACTATCAGCACCACCCAGCAAATTTTTTAAGCGCGCTTCAGTTAAAACAATAACGGTATTCAACAGATCATCGCGTTTGACAGTTCCAAGCAATTTTTTAACTTGCTCCAAAACTTCCATGATTACTTATCCTTCTTATTGTTTTTCTTTTCCGGTGTGCCTTGTGCATTTTCTGCCGGTTCTTCTTCGACTTCAGCAATCAACGGTGTGCCTTGTGCGTTATTATCTCCGGACAACTCGGCAATACGATCTTCGGATGTTTCATACCCCTCACGTGGATAAACATCATCAACATTGTATTCATGATATCCTTTCACTTTATCGTGATCATGTAGATCATGGAAACGTTTAATAACTTTATGCATGACTTATCTCCTTTTCTTTACTCAAACTAAAACTAAAAGGACCGCACACCCATAATGTACAGTCCATCAAATGGCTTAAGCACCCGTAACAGTTACTTTTGCGATAGCTTTCATGTTTACTTCTGGTACGTATTCACCGGCCTTACCTTGACCTTGTAATGCTACACCGTCAAAGTCCTCGGAATCAATGGTACGAGTCGTAACGATACCTGTAAATGCTTTACCGATATTCACAGCGTATGCATATACAACTTCATTTGTTTGGAACGCATCATCTGGAAGTTCAGTAATTTCAAATCCCTTGAACTTACGAACCTCGTTTGTGTCAATATTCGTATCAGAATGTTTTGAAGTAGTTGATAAGTTGCTGTTGACGATTGCATCGTAAACAGCAGTATTAACTTTAGCAACTAGCTTTGTTCCCTTCTTAACCTTTGCGTTCACGAAGTAAGCAGACAATTTTGCAAACACTTCAGCAACGTTGTCTTTCGTAACAGTTGCACCGCCTTCAATTCTTCCTTTTGCACTCGCAGAGATGTATTTGGATTGTTCTGCATTTGCCTTTGCAATCAATGCTTCAGCCTGTAGGTCCAGACGGTCGATAACTGCCGCATCCATATCATTGTTGATAGTCGCACGGTCTAATCCTTCATGGAATGACCAACCCCATTTGTATGGTACATCTACGTCTTTATATACGACTTCTTTACGTTCACCAAAACGTGATGACTTACCTGTACCGGTACCCATACCGACATTAGCATCAGTGTTGTAATCGGCAATAACCGTCTTCATGTCGTTTGTCTTTACGCTGAATGCGTTCTTATTGTTTTGAACGCCGTCGCGTGCTTCCATTTTACCGCCGAACATATCCAAGAAATAAGACTGTTCAGCAAAAACAGGATTGATTAATTCTTTGAATTCCTTTGCATACACCCTTACGCCGGTGTTATTCTCTGCAAATCGTTGTAGATTGATTTTCTTCAATAAATCTTTGGTAGCTTTCTTCATGTTATACCTCTTTCTTTTTTAATGTTTATGACGCGCAATTGCTTTTTCCAATGCCGTCATTTGCGCTCCATCATTGCTAAACACCTTAGGTGTAACGCCCTTAGCACGCAATGCATCTTGAGCCTTTCTGTCATCCTGAATAATGGATACCAGTTTAGAAATATTTGCCTTTGTTGTTTCCGCATCTTGGCCTACAACGAAATCAAGCATATCCTGTGTTGCAATAATTTCATGGTCAGCCTTCATGATCTTGGCAGCTTCTTTTGAAAGTTCCGCACGTGCAGCCCTTTCTTTCAGATTTGTCAATTCTTTTTCAAGTTTCGCAACTTTTTCAGCCTCTTTCTGCTTTTCTGCTGCAGCCTTTTCTTCTGCTGACATATTGGCCAACTTCTTGGCTTCATCAGCTTCTGCTTGTTTCTTTTCTTGCTCTTTCTGCCATTTGGCAAACTTAGCACCGAGGATTCGATTTACATCTTCATCAGAATACTTCTTCTCATCATTTTTTTGCTGGTTGTCGCCATCACCATCTGTACCGGATTGGTCTGCGCCTTCTTTGGATTGCTCATGCTCACCAGTATCTCCGCCGTCGGCAAATCGTTGTAAATTAAATCTCATGGATGCCTGATTAAAGGCAAGTAGAACTGCTCTGTTTCTCTTATTCATCTTTTCCTCCATCCGCATATTTATAGACGAGCGCCGTCTTTGCCCTTAAGGTTTATCGACTCTCAAGCCTGGTCGTAGATCAACATAATGAACGTAATCCGGATAAACTTCCGCTATCCCCTGTACGCCCAAAGAAAAAGAGCTGATCAAGAGTTGCGCATGCTCTGATAGGCTCTTATCTTCAAATTTGATTCGAATATTTCCATTTTCTTGAATACACGACACCATATCTGTACATAATTCCGTAATCGAAATTGCTAATGTATCTGCCAATGCCGATATACCGGCACAGATGATATCTTTACCAGGCGCATCATAATAGGCGTGCCCTTTAATCGTTATGGTTCTTTCAGTCAAGTGTACATGTATCATTTTTTCCGCCCTTTCTGCATTAAAAAAGCACTCTACAGAGTGCTAACATCTTATGAATTTTTAGTGAAAATGTGGATTAGAAATTTTTTTATATGCTTTTTTTACTTCTTCTGGGGCATCTTGACGCAAAACAGGCTCGTATTTTTCCATGTCTATCACTATCCACGGCTCAACTAATTTACTTAATCTTAAATATTCTTTTGAAGGTTTAACCATCATAATCTAACACCTCGTTTATCAGCCTTTCTAAGGTCTTATCCTTTAGAGCCCCTTTCTTCATTAACACTATAGCATCAGCAATCACTTCATTCAACGATTTTTCTTGCTTATATTCGCTACTTGCGTTTTCACTGACGTTGTTTCGTAGATAATTGTAATCCTGATTTAACTGCGTTGCTACATATTTTTGTAGTTTCTCTTCAAGTGCATTTTTTGACTGCTCGATACTCTCTGACCGATGCGAAGATTGATATTTTTTGATTGCTTCCCAGTGTGCTTTATGACCGAGTAGTTCATGTGTGAATACATCTTTGACGTTCTCTGCTGGGAAGTAACCACCGACTAATTTTTTAAATTCTGCGACGTTTGATAGTTCCTCGCTGACGTACAGTACATTCTTGCTGTGATCGTAAGCTGATAAACCACCGAGAGTTTTATTTTTTAGCACAACCACATTCACTTTTACCGAGTTTTCACTCATAAAATCATCAACTGCACTTACTATTTTCTTCGCACTTTGCGAGTATGTTTGCGTGCTGATTTTACTGTTTACGTCACTCTCGTAAACAGCAACGTTTTTAATATCTCCGAGCGGTGTTTCAAACGATTCCCGTTTCCTCCTACCCATATAATCTACATCTTTGGATATCTGTACCTTTTCAAATACCGGAGTCGTTGAACACATACAATTCGGATGCATTGGTGGCATGTTTTCACCAACTCTGCCATCTTCGACATTAAATATCTCACCATCATTACGCATACACTCTTCACACGCATGAGCACCTAAAGCTAAGAACTTATACTTGCTGTAGCCATTGCGTCTGTAACTTTCCATCTGAGCATCAATCTGCACTCTGGCCAACTCTGTTCGTAACAACCGTTGAGAGTTGTACTTGCTGGTATTGATCTCTTTACGTAGACGTCGTGCAAGTTCTGCTGCACTTACACCCTGTATCAGTCCCTGATGTAACAATGTACCGAGATCATTTCGCAGGATATCTTGATGTTGCCATATACGATCAGAAAACGTAGCGTTTTGAAATGATGCATTTGCAATATTCTTAGCCAATTCATCAATATCACCGTTTACAGTTGTATGAAGGATTCCTGCTTGCCGTTTGAACTCTTCGTGTACCTGATCTGTTAAAGCTTTATCTGTCAATTTCTCGATATCAGAATAACCATCGACCATCTTCATGCCGATGTTTGATTTCAGCATTTCTAATCGGTTAATTTTCATGGTTGTGTTATATAGCCGCATCGCTTCATTGGCTTCGTTCGAGAAATCACGATCTTCAACAAATTTCTTGGCCATACGTGAATACTTTTCGATATCTAATTTACTGACACGTTCTTTTGCACTGGCAAGTGTGATACCTTCGGCAGCAGCATATTTGACATAAAAAGAAGCAATCTCTTTGTTGATTGCCTCTTCCATATCGCTATAGATATCACTTATCTGCTCGTTTAATGTACCAAGTTTTTCTAGGTTCTTCTGACGCTGTCTTTCTTCGCGCTGTCGCCAGTATTCAGATATCATTTCCTTCTCAGAAGTGAATTTCTTTAATATTGACATGCACTATGCCTTCAATTTCTTTGCTACGCCTTGATTTTGTTGCAATGCAGCGTCTTTTTGTGACTTCGAGTCATATTCATCATCCTGCTTCTTAAAGAAGCCAGAAACAACGTTATCCTGCTGCATGTTCTGTTCCTTATCCATCGCATCAATCTCATCTTGCACATTTTCAACGATAGAAAGAACACCGAGTTGTGTTTTCTTGCTTACAACACCTTCGAGATTACGAGCATTCGTTACTTCTTCTGTGATGTTATGAGGAATATTCTTTGTAAACTTGAAATCAATATCTGTCCATGCGTCAGGACTCTTTGAGTTGACAGCAAGCGTACAGAATATCTTATATCGCTTCTGCAATGACTTTGTTATCTTTCGATTAAATGTACCTGTTAAGTTATCAAGAGGTTTCAACTTATATGCTAGAGCAATTCCGCTTGTAGCATTACCAAACATTTCATCATTGATGTTTGGCACCATGCAGATCTTGTATATCAAATCTTCCAAACGGGTTAATAAATTTTCCTGTGTCCCGTCGGCAGTAGGCTTCTGCAGGAATTGAACCATTGTATCTTTGATTTCATCGCTGTTGTCAGTTCCCCAGATATTAATCAAGCGTTGATCATGGATGCGCTTGACACCATCGTCACCGACTTCTGCACCAATTATCACCATATAGGCTTCTGCGAACGCATCGACATCATTTTTCTTCATACCGATTGTTTCGCTGAATGCTTCGATTAATGCCGCTGCAGGTTCGTATAATCCCATGCGTTCTTCATTTAACACCCACTCCACAACAGGAATGTAACCATATGGATTTGGTTTTTGTTCCTCGATGAATTTAGTACCTTCAAATTGACGAATCCATTCTCTCGTCAGCACCTCACCATAGATCTCTCCGCGCGATACATCACTATCAGTTGAATGATAGCCATATCTGACCGCAAACAACGCTCGGTGTTGCATCGTGTCATCGTAGACAACAAACAACTCCATAGGCGTACATCGTGTCACACGTGTCTTGCTGTTTTCGTCTTGATAGAAGTATTCCCATGCATGACCAAATTTACAACACATTTTTGCAAGTTCATATTCATGATCTTCAAGACTGTTTATCTTGCTGAATTTATCGATAGAGTCTTGCAGTTCTTTATCTTCCGTTACTTTTTTAATCGGAATACTATACCCATACCCCAAAGCATCCTCTGTAATCGTCCGAGGAAAATTTACGATTAAACGATTATCCGGTTTCCATTCATCCTTTTTCGGTTCATCAAGAATCATCTGAAATCCTTCATACAGTTTGTTTAGATAGTTGTATCTATTCAATCTACTCTCATGTTTTTTAATATATTTTGTCACCGTTTCAAATGTGATATTTAATTCATCTCCGGTTACATTCATTACCAACTTTTTTGGTAAAGCAAATGGATTGTTTTTTTGCACGGGTATACCTCCTACAATTTCTTGGTTCCGAGAACCAAACGTCCTCTTGGCTTTCGCCATCCTTCGACGCCATATCTAAGTGATGCCATCGCATCATCAAAAAAGGAAACGGGTTCGTCAAGATAAACATCACGTTTATCATCATGCTTCCATTTCCACTGTTCTATTTCTTTTTTGAAATCGACACACGCTGCATCGATATAGATCATTCTCTTAATCGCACGCTCGTTTTTGCCGGCAGGATTACCCTTCAACCAGTCTATCTGTGCTTTGACAGAATTTTGCTCCTTGCTGACTGCTCTCGCCCTATATCCGGCATTACACCACATCTTGATACGATCCGGCTCAGCAGATTCACACCACATCAGCACATCTTTTGGAATACCGGCATTGTTTGCTTCAATAATCCACTCTGACGTGTCCTTTTCGTAGCCATACAGGCCTCGTATGACATAGATATTGCTATCCTTCCATCCATACAAAAACAATGCGTTAGCGTGGTTAAAACCGAAGTCCTGACCGATTGCTACATCGTCATACCACTGTAGGTCTTGATTGCATGTAATTACTTCCCAGTTATGAAGAATGAGCCCTCGTGTTTCGCCCCAGTTTCCAAGACCATATACCTGATAGCCTTCCGGATCTACCTCTTTACGGCGCATCATACGCTTATGATATGCCTCGTCGATAAAACGGTTCTGTAAGTAAGTGCTCTTATGCGTATATACATCATCATCCGGTCTATCAAAGAAATCACGTTTGATCCAGTGATTAGCATTTACCGGATTAAACGTCATGCGTATCTGATAAAAGAGTCCTGCAGGCAGCTCGCCACGAAGACGGTCATCTATGATTTCAAAGTCTGCCTTTGTCAATTCTGTTGCTTCCTCGATCCACACATCTGTCAGTTTTCCACGTTTAAAGGTGATTGATTTCAATTTTTCGCGTTGCTTCTCATCGTTCACACCACGAAAAATAATTTGATTGTAATTGAACTTATTCTCGATAATCATTGCCGACGAATTGATTGACCAGTATCGACTATATGAATCACCAAACATACGGAAAATGGCACTCTGCAATTCTGCAAACGTGCTATCTCTATTCGTTACATCCGATTTTCTGACACATAACAGATTTCTTCCTTTATCAGCCATCAAACGCAGAATGTAATGCTGTGCTGTATCAACGCTTTTACCTGAGCCGGCAGAGCCGAGCATGACGATATATCGCTTCCTTGACTGGTCAGGTCCTTTGAAAGAACTATTCGCTTGAACCGATATCCTCATCAGTATCTCCATAATCGACCGTAATATTCAAATCAACATCAGCATTGACCTCTTGTTTATCAGTGAATAGACTGTAACGCTTACCAAGCAATTCTGCTGCTTTAGTTCGTGTCTGAACACTTGGTACAGAATCAACGATTTTTTGTGTACCCTCACCGTCAAGCACAAGCAATGGCTCTGTTTTCTCACCGCGCATGACCGATGTCAGATATTCCATCACTTCTTGCTGATCTGCGACCTTAGCGGATTTGATCTCTTCAAGGCGCTTATCAATATATGCTTTAACATTAGCATTTCCAAGCAAACGACTTCCATTCGTACTGGCCACACTGTCTCTTTTTACACTGTATATTTTCTTATACGACACTGTCGCATTAAGCGTAATAACATACTCATCCGCAAATGCCCTTTGTTTTGGAGTAAGCCCGTGTTCATCTTTTAAATGATAGTTAGATTTCTTACTCTTCTTTTTCATAGACTTGCCCCTTTCTACGTCATACACACATTGGAAACTATTTGTTTTTATGTTTGTTCTTGCTGCTGACCAAGTTTTAATTTTTTTCGCCTATATAGTATATA